CAGCGCGCTGGCAATGCCGTTGCGCTGCTGATTAACTTGTGGGGGCATGTATCCGGGCATCAGGCGGCCTCATAAAATGCGAGCAGCTCGCGCCGCCGGTTGAACTTGTTAGCTTCCCACGCCTCTCTGGTGAGCAGGCACAGCACGGCATCACGGTCGCGGCCGAACAGCCGCGGCACCCGGACAAAGGCGTAATTATAAGCCGCGAGCTGTCGCAGCGCGCGCTTGTCGTCGGCCGCAATCCGCGCCACCACCATCTGGCAGCCGAGCTGCTCGAACGGATAGGCGTGGATCAGGCGCAGACTGTCGCGCGTCAGCCAGTGGCTGCCAGGCAGCGCCGCGCAGGAGATCTCGATGATGCCGGCCACCTGGTCGTAGTTGTTGTAGAGCACGCCGGCGACCAAGTGGCCGTCCTTGTCCACAATGCCGATCGTCGACATCATCGGCGGCAGCTCGCGGCCCTGCCACGCCGGCACGAGGCTGGCGACAAAGCGCGAGATGATGTCGTCGTGGCCGTAGACGTAGTCGAGCATGAGTTAGCTCCCCGGGCTTTCTTGTTGGTAGGAAGGAGACCAGTAGGGGAAGCCGCCGGGATCACGAGGCTGGTTGCTGCTGCCACCATAACCACCGCCGGGATCGGGGAACCTGCCGCCAAAGGTTTCGGATGGCCCGGTCAGGCTGGGGTCAGGCGCCCCGTAAAACCGTTGCTGGAACGGCGTCTGCTGTGGTGGCGGTGGTGGCGGGTTATAGGGCATGCCACCACCTGCAAACGCGCCGCCCGCGCCTGGATCCGTCAGCCCACCTTGGCCGATATTGGTGGGCGGCAAGCCTGCACCGCTGAAGGCGTTATAGCCGCTGGGGATCTGCGGCTGCCCCATCGCGCCACCGCCATAGGGGCCGGCGACGCCTGTGGGAATGGCCTGCCCGGCCGACGCCCGCCGAAACAGCATGATGTCGGTCGGCGACATCCGCGCCAATAGCTCGGGCGGAATGTCGGCGTTGCCCGGCTGCGGCGCGACGCCAGTCGGCGCGGTTGGCGTCGAATACTGCACCTGTCCCCCGCTCAGGGCCTGCTGCGGCATCAGTTGCTGTGCAATCGCGTTGCGCTGCGCGTCGGCTTGCGGCGAGATCCCGCCGCCGCCCTGCGAGGCGGCCAGGGCCTGACGAAATTGCATGATGTCGCTCGGCGACATGCGGGCGAGTAGATTGGCGGGAATATCGGAGTTGTCGGCCATCACTGAGATCCCTTCTGCAGCCACGCATTGGCGGCGTCCTGTCCCACGGCGTTGGTGAAGGTCTGCACGTCGCTGGGCGACATGCCGAGGGCCTGCCAGCTTCGCCCGCCGCCGCCGATCTCGCCCAGCGTGCGCTGCAAGTCGTTGGTCATCTGCTGCGGGTTGTACTGCTGCATACCGCCGCCGGCGCCGAAGTAATTCTGCATGCCGGGATTGTAGCCGAGGTTAGGGTAGGGTCCGTTGGTCGGGATCTGGCTCCAGCCTCCTGGCGTCTGACTGCCGCCACCCGGCGAGGACGGATATACAGAAGGAGCCGCCTGCTGGCGTGACGAGAGTTGGTTAAAGTAGCTGTTATAGTCCACCACCGGATCTTGATTTTGGTACTGGCCGGGAGACTGGCCCGCATCGCTGCCGATGCCTCCGCCAGTATACGGCGCAGCTCCCTGCCCGCCCATCGCTCGATTAAACGTCGCCCTGTCACCCGCGTTCATGCTGGCCCATGTTCCAGCATCGACGCCATAGGTGTTATCGGATCCGCCGCCGGCAGGAGCCAGGTAGTTCCGTATCGCGTCAGCCGCAGGTGACATGCTGCCCTCTCCCGGCTGGGGTCCGGCAGGAACCTGGTATTGGCTTAGCCAGGACGGTTGTTGGTACAGGCTGGTATAGTCGTAAGCGGGCGCAGGTGCTGGTGTGAGATACTGTCGAGCCGCATCCGCCGCGGGAGACATGCTACCTTCACCCGGCTGGGGTCCGGCAGGAACCTGGTATTGGCTTAGCCAATCGCCCCAGGACTGCGGCTGCGGCGCGATGGCGGGTTGATCGGGCGCGCGCGCCGCGTCGCTGCCAATGCCGCCACCACCGCCGCCCTGTTGTGCTGCCCACGCATTGGCGGCGTCTGCGCCTACAGCATTGGAGAATGTGAACCAATCCGATGGGTTTAGGCCGCCATACAGCACACCTGAACTGGGAGCGCCGTAAAAACTCTGGTCAAAAGTTGATCCCATTGGCGCGCCACGACTACCTGACAAGAAAGCAGACCCTGGGTCGTTATTGCCTCCACCATAGATATTGCCACCGGTCGCGCCCGTGTACGCCGCACCGAGACCTGCATAAGCCGCGGTCTGGCCGCCGAAACCCATCGGCCCGTACATACTGTTGATGAACGCCTGCGACTGATCGCCGACGCCACCGGGGCCAAGGCCCATCGAGGCGTTGATCTGGTTCGCACTCAATCCGCCGAAATCGGCCATCGCTCTCTCCTATGCCGCCATGAAGGCGGCAAACTCCGCCGGTGACACCTGGCTCTGGAAAGCGGCCAGATCCGACGGCGACATCTGCGCCCGCATCGCCGCCCATTGTGGATTGGATGAGGTCGGGGCCGCTGGTGCAGGCGCAGAGGCGCCAGCAGCGCCTGTGGCGCCCGTGGCGCCTGTGGCGCCCGTGGCGCCTGGTTGCCCGGCCGCAGCCATTGCCGCCCTGAACTGTGCAATGTCGCTCGGCGACATCTGCGCTAACAAGTAAGCCGGAATGTCGGAGTTGGGACCGCCGGCTGGTGCCGCAGGCTGCGCGGCGGGCTGTTGTGCTACCGCCTGCGCCGCGATCGCGTTGCGCGGGCCGCCCTGCGCCAGCTGCCGCAACGCCTCGGGATCGACCATGCCCGCCGGGTTGCCGGTATTGAACCCGACCGTGTGCCGCGTTGCCTCGACGCCCTGGTTGGTCATGCCGAAATTCTGCGCCTGCCAGTCGTTGACCGCCTGCACCGAGTTAGGATCGCTGCGGATATAGGCCGGTGCAAACAGATCGCCCAAGGCCATGTCATTCTCCTAGACGTTGACGCCGGCGCGCTCGAATGTCGCCGCGATCGAGATCAGCTCGACGTCGGGCTTGGCCTGCTGCGCCACTGTTACCTGCACCACCGGCGCGTGGGTGAAGCCGGTCATGCCGATCGACACCCACATCGTATTCCTGACCACCGGCCGGCCCGGCGCGGCCTGGTCCCATTGGGCGTATTGGGCGCGCTGCGGCGCCGTCGGCACCGGCGGCGGCGGCCCGCCCATGTCCGGTCCCCAATGGCCCTCGTCCCAGAGGTCGAGCACGCCGGGATCGGGACCGGCCGGCGGCGGCGTCGGCAGGGTCACGACATAGTCGACGGTGGCAGACAACTGCGGCTGGAACGGCTGGGCGTTGGACGCTGCAAACGAGGCCCGCGCCTGCCGCCAGGTGATGGTCTGGCTCGGCGACTGGAACATCTCCCAGCCGCCGACCAGGGTCGCGGTATAGGGCTGGCCGTTGTCATAGCCGGTGCGATCGGCCTGCATGATCTTGCCGGTCTGCGTTCCAAAGAACATATCGCCGCGAACGCGGACAAAGCAGGTGGCATCCCAGCCGACGAAGCGACACCAGGCGCCGGTCGCGGCGTTGACGACGGCGCAGTACTGGTTGCCGGGATTGCCACCGGGCCAAGTGACGAAGATGCCGCCGTACTCGTCCCATTTCTCTAGGGTCCAAGCCCACGACCGCTTGGCATTCACCTCGTCGCGCCACATCGGCTTGATCTGCCGGGTGATGGCGGCCAGCTCCAGCTCGGCGCGGTCCTTGGTGATGGCACCACTGGTCGGCAGGATGCCGTCGACGGTGGCAATCAAAAGATCGCCGCCGACTGACAAATGCGCGTTCATGCCCATTGGCGCCGACATCTCGTAGCGGCCCTCCTGGCGCCAATTGGCGGCATCGGAGGGGTTGGAGCCGGTGAAGATCAGCAGCTCGCCGAGATCGGTGACGAACACGCATTTGTCGTCAATGCCGTCGCCGGCGTCGATGCTCCAGGTCGCCCCGAACAGCAGCTTGCCGCCCTTGGTGGCGGCACCCGCGAGCGGGATCAGCGACAGCGCGCCCTGGAACGCGTTGATGCCAAGATAGTAGGCATTCATCGTGCCACCTTCGATGAAGAAAAAGCGGTTGCGATATTTCCAGACGTAGGTGAGGTTGTGACCGGCCACGACACTGGATCCAACCGGGCCGGTGATCTGGCTGGCGTTGAACGTGGTCCAGGTCGTGCCGTCGAAATGCAGGATGTAATCGCCGGCGTCATTGGCGACCAGCATGTGATCGCCACTCTGGTTGGCCATCTGGCTCGCGACGTAGTTGCCGCTGGCCTGCCCTGTTTTGATCGCAACCGGCGTTATCGTAGTGACGTCGTACAGTTTGGTGGCGTTGCCGACATACATGCGCTGATTGTTGCCGGAGGCGAACTTGAATGCCGAGATCACCGGCGTGGTTTCCGGCAATGTCGCCCACAGCGCGCAGCCGCCGCGCAGCGCCACGCCGCGCATAGTCGGTTTCCAGTTGTCGCAGATGATCGCCGACCCCGGCTGCATGAAGGCTTCGTTTTCATTCAAAATGATGCCGCGGGTCGGCGCCGGCAGCGTGATGGTCTGCAACTGCTGCGATACTTCCGGCGGCACCGCGGAGCGGCGAAAGGCTTCGTGTCTGCTCATGTCGGCACCGGCCAGGGGTAGGCAACGCGCGCGTTAGAGCTGATCGGCCGGCGACCAACGACGATCGGCGACGGGCTGTCGCGGCCCATGACGCTGGTCAGCGCGTCGCCGTAAGTGCCCATGTCCTCGGCGTAAGGTGATCCCTTCTGCGCTTTCCATTGCCAGGTCATGCCTAACTTGAGCACGCGCTCGTCAAGTACAAAGCTGTCGTTGTCAGCCAGGAAGGCATTGCCGTTGCCGCCGGAGGCGAGATCGATGCAATTCTTGTCGAGATAGGCGAAATAGGCGCTCTGCCCGGTCGCCAGCGCCGGTTCGATCAGGATCTGGCCGCCGATGATAGTCCACTCGCCGAGTGAGTTCTGATAGCCGCGGGCGCGGCGGTTCAGCCACTCGTCGGTGTCGGGCACAAACAGCATTGGCGTGATGTAGGACGTCGACTTCCAGACGTTGGACGTCAACAGCATGCGCTTGTAGTTGGCCGGCAGGTTGAACGCCTTGGTGACGCCGTCGCCAACATAAGTCTGCGTCGCCTTCAGCGCGGTCCAGTCGCGGGTGTCGTAGGCAATGCGCTGCG